GTTATTGGCACATCTACAGCTTTTGCAGATGTGGCAGCAGCAGCACCTACAGCACATTATGTAACAGTTGTACGAGATTTCGTAGTAGCTGCTAACGAAGTAAGCTATCCAAATCGGGTGTATTGGTCAGATATTAACGATGAAACAGATTGGACTTCTGGTGCAACAAGTCAATCTGATTCACAAGACCTAGCCGATGGTGGCGATATTATGGGGATTAGCGGTGGTGAGTTTGGACTAATCCTGACAGAGCGTTCAGTAGTGCGTATGTCTTATATTGGTAGTCCATTCTTTTTCCAGTTTGATACGATTGCTAGAGGGTTAGGCTGTATTACACCTAACAGTATTTGTCAGTATGCTAGTACAACATTCTTCTTATCAGACGATGGTTTTTATAGTTGCGATGGTCAAACAGTAAAGGCGATTGGATCAGAAAAAGTAGACAAATTCTTTTTTGCCGATGTAAATCTTAGCAAGATAAACGAAATGTCTTGTGCAGTAGACCCAATTAAGAAATTAGCAATTTGGAACTATACAGATAATTTTGCACAAAAGAAACAGTTAATTTATAACATTCTGCTAGGCAAATGGTCGTATGCAGAAACAACAGCTAATTATATCAACAATGTTTATACACCTACATTAGCCTTAGAAAGCCTAGATGCTTTTGGCACATTAGATTCATTAGGTGTTAGTTTGGATTCTCGCCAATGGGCTGGTGGCGCATTGTTACTGGCTGGAGTTACTAACGCTAAAGCAATATCCTTTACAGGACAAAGAAAAACAGGCTCATTAATTACAGGTGATTTTGGATTGCCCAATACACAATCCGTAGCCACACTTGCCAAACCAATTATTGACAATGGCTCTGGAACTGTCTCGATTGCATCTCGCTTAAACCTAGATAGTGCATTAACCTTTTCAACGGCTGTTGCAGCAGATAGCGAGAATCGAGTCGGTATTCGCTCTGCTGGTCGCTATCATCGGATTAAAACAGTACCAACAGGATTGTGGACTAATGCACTTGCAGTAGATGTAGATATTGCAGCACAGGGAAATAGATAATGTTTCGTACATTACCGAACTTTGGTTCTGACCCACGAAATGTAGCTGAGATTGTTAGGCAGATATTAAACGGCAAAACCAATAATACAGGCATAGTTACGCTTGCTACTGGTAATGCTACAAGCACGACTTTGAATGATGAGCGTATAAGTGCTGACACAAAGATTATTCTTGTGCCTTATTCTGCTAATGCTTTTACAGACTCAATTCCGTATGGTGCATTTCAAGACTCTACTGACCAAACGGCAGCAGATACAGTAACAGCTTACCCAATGACTTTTAATACTACGGATTTTTCTAATGGTATTTATTTGTCTAACAGCAGTAGATTAAATGTTAGAAACGCTGGTATTTATAACTTACAATTCAGCGCCCAGCTACAAAATACAGATAATGCACAACATACGGCTGATATTTGGTTTAGAAAGAATGGCACAAATATAGCAGCAAGCAATAGCGAATTTACTGTTCCAGCCCGTAAAAGTGCCAGTATTTATGGGCATAGTATTGCTGCATTAAATTACTTTGTAGAACTTGCCGCCAATGATTATGTAGAGATTATGTGGAGAGTGGAAAATACAGCAGTTACGCTAGAGCAAATACCTACACAAACAAGCCCTACAAGACCAGCTACACCTTCTGTTATTGCAACAATGCAAGCAGTATCAGGCGGTAGTTTAAGCAATGTGTTTGTTAGCTCGCAAACCAAAGGGTCAGCTACAATTAGTCATTATTCTAACAACACAGCAAATAAAACCTATGGGTATGTTTTAGTTGGATAAACAGTATATTCAGCCTCAAGAATTACGAAACTGGTGGCATTTTATAAGACCAGGATTGGAACATATACTCAAGAAATCACCAGAGTATTGGATTCCAGAGGATGTTTATACCGATGTGTTTAATGGCAGATCGCAATTATGGGTGTTTTCCGAACAAAACAAGCCTGTAGGTTTCGCAGTATTAGAGCCTAAAGGCGATGCCCTACATTGTTGGGTAGGATGGGCAAATAGTAATGGGCATTTCAAAAGCGCAGTTAACTGTGTTTCTGAAATTACCAAAGATGGTGGTTTTAAGTATTTAACTTTTGAATCGTGGCGGTCAGGATGGGATCGGATCGCTCCTAAATTTGGATTTAAGCCTAGGAAATGGGTTAAGGAGATATTATGAGTGGTGGTGGTGGAACTAACACAGTATCAAGGACAGAACTTGATCCAACAATGCGCCCTTTTGTTCAGTATGGACTTGAGGAATCAACTCGCCTATACCAACAGCCTAATCTGCCAAGTTATTATCCAGGGCAAACCTATGTAAGCCCAAGCCAACAGACTCAAGCTGCTTTAGCTGCTGCTCAACAACGAGCCACAATGGGCAATCCATTGACTCCCGCAGCGCAACAACAGGCACTTAATACTGTTCAGGGTAACTTTTTAGGTGGCAATCCTTTTTTTCAAGGTGCATTTAGAGGTGCAACCCAAACAGCACAGACACAATACCAAGATGCGGTAAACCAAGCATTGTCTAACGCTAGTCGTGCTGGTCGCTATGGCTCTGGTGCTATGGGAACTGCTTTAGATCGTGCTGGCGGTGCATTTGCTACCGCACTTACCAATACTGCTGGTCAATTAGCGTTTGAAAACTACAATCAAGAACGAGCAAGACAGCAAGCTATGATCGGTGCAGCACCTACATTGGCTGGTGCAGATTACGAGGACATCAATAAGATGCTCCAACTCGGTCAAGTCGCAGAAGGATACCAAGAAACAGCCCTTGCCGATGCAGTCAATCGGTTTAACTTTGCCCAACAAGCTCCATATCAAAAGCTACAAAGCTATCTGTCTGGTGCTTATGGTGCGCCAGCTGGTATGCAAGTATCTCAGCCTGTTTACCGCAACCAATTCGGTAATATATTAGGCGGTGCGGTTACTGGTGCTGCAATAGGCGGTGTACCAGGCGCAGCTATCGGTGCTGGTTTAGGATTGTTAGGATAAATTATGTCAGGCGCACTAGAAGATTTAGATAAAGGCGTAAGAGAGAGTGTTCCTGGTGGTTGGGTAACTCTTGGTGCTTTAGCTTTAGGTGGTGCTGGTGCTATGGGAGCTTTAGGTGGTGCTGGCGGTGCTGCTGGGGCTGCTGGTGGTGCTGGTGGTGCTGGTGCTGCAGGTGGCGCTGGGGCTGCTGGGGCTGCGGGGGGAGCTGGTGCTGCTGCTAGTTCTGTTGCTGCTATAGAAGGAACTGCTGCTGCTTCTTCATTAATGGGTACAGCAAGTCCATTTGCAACTTCAGCCTATCAAGCTGCTGTGCCAGGTCTAACTATGACTGGACCAGGATCACAAGCTGCTATGTTGGCTGCCCAAACTGCTGAGTTTGGTTTACCAGGTTTAGCAAGTACGGCTGGTGCTGGTGGTAGTCCATTCTTTAGTGCATTAGCAAGCGCACCATCTATAAGCCCATTACAAGCAATGTCAGCACAAAAAATGGTCGGTGGATTTGGTCAGCAACAAGCAACTCAAACACCAGCTACCCAAATAAAACAAAGACAAGAAGTAAATTTATCAGACCCCATCGCATCTTTACTCGCTCCAAAGCGTAAAAAAGAACGACCAATGATTTCTCTACTGTGAGGCAGAAATGGCACTATTAGATTATTTATTCCCAGCTCAAGACAGCCAAATTGGCGGTCTTTTAGGACTTGATGAAGAAAAAATGCGTAGACAGGCGCAACAAGCTGGATTACTTAGCACAGGATTGGGAATTATTGCTGCTAGTGGTCCAAGTCGTATGCCACAGGGCTTATTGCAACCTGTTGCTGCTGGATTAATGGCTGGTCAACAGGCTTATCAAGGATCAAGAGAACAGCAAATGCAAGAGGCTCTTGCTGCTCAAAAATTACAAAGAGAACAAAACTTTAGAAAAGCAATTAGCGAGTCTATGGTAACTCGCCCAACTGGTACAGGGTTAACTCAAGACGGTATTGGATCACAGGCAGAAATGCTTACTCGCCCTGAATTTGGGGGAGACTTTGGAGCGGAAACTAGAGCAGCATTATTGTCTAATCCAAATCTGCCAACAACACGCACATTAGATCAAAACAGATTTATGACTGCGTTGGCTGAGTACAATCCATTAGAGTTTGCAAAGATGCAGATGCAAACACAAAAATCAGAAAAAGAGTCATTTAGACCAATGACTGCTGACGAAAAGAAACAAGCTGGATTACCAGCAGATAGACCATATCAAATTAGCACTACTGGAAAGATTCAAGATATTGGAACTGGTCCACAATCTGTTGTTAATGTATTGCCAGCAGAAGGAGAAAGACAAAAAGGATATGGCAAGTACGGAGTAGAAAAGAATACACAAATATTCGATGCTGGTCAAAAAGCTGTTCAAAATATTGGCAAAATTAATGAAACATTAAACTTGCTTGAGCAAGGAAGCGCAACTACTGGACTTGGTGCTGATATTATTAATAACATTAATAGAACTCAAGTATTGTTTA